GCGGGACGTGTGGGACGACCTGGGCGATTACCTGCGCGACAAGCGCCCGGCCGCGGCCGGCATCGACGCCGGCTACAACACCAGCATGGTCTATGCCTTCTGCGAGAAGAAGCGCTGGGCGTTCCCCACGAAAGGTGTTTCCGGCATGGGTCGCCCGTTGATCGAAGACGAACTTCGCCGCCGCCAGCGGCTGCGCAGGCGGCGCAAGAAGGGCGCGGCCGCCGAGCCGCTGGGCGTGGACCAGGGCAAGGCGCTGGTGTATTCGCGCCTCAAGCTCACCGTGCCCGGGCCGGGCTTCGTGCACTTTCCGCAGCAGGCGGATTTCGACGACGAGTATTTTTCGCAGTTGGCCGGCGAAAAACTCGTCACCAAGGTGCGCGGCACCCGCCCGGTGCAGGAATGGGTGCAGACCCGCCCGCGCAACGAGGCGCTCGACTGCCTGGTAGGCAACTTCGCGCTGCTGCGCCTGCACCTGAACGGGCGCGACCTCGACGCGCTGCCGCTGCTCGATCGCGCCGCCGGCGCCGCCACGGCGCCTGCGCCCGCCCCCGAGGCCACGCCCGCGCCGCCCAAGCGCCATCACCCGGGGGAGTGGAGCTTTGAGCGAAGAGCATGATGCCGTGGTGGCGTTCCGCTACCACCTGGTGCGGCGCCTGCGCGAGCGCCTGAAGGTGTCCGAGGCCGAGGCCGCGCAGGTGGCCGACGATGTCTCGCTCATGTTCGCGACCATGCGCGGGGGCTTTGTCATCACCCGGCGCGAGGCATCCCGCTACCGCGACGCCGCCGTGCTTCGCGACTTCAACGGCCGCAACCACGCCGAGGTGATGCGCCGCTACGAGATCAGCCAGACCACCCTGTATCGCATCATCGGAAATTCCCGCAACACCCCGAAAACGGAAGCGCCGCCCGGATAACATCCGGGCCCATGGCCTTCACCACCGCAGACATTGACGCCATCGACCGCGCCATCGCCTCCGGCGAGCTGATCGTGCGCATGGGCGATCGCCAGGTGCAATACCGCACGCTCGATGAACTGCTGGCCGCGCGCGACCGCATCAGCGCCGTGATCGCCGCGCAGTCCAGCACCTCGCGGGCCTACCCGCGCTACCAACAGGCGAGCTTCGCCGATGAGTGACCGCAACGTGCTGGATCGTCTCGTCGCCTGGTACTCGCCCGTGCGTGCCCTGCGCCGCCAGCAGGCGCGCCGCCTGCTGGCCTACTACGAGGCCGGCCGCCCCGACACCCTGCGCAAGCAGCGCCGCGAAACCGGCACCGGCAACGATGCCGTGCTGCGCGCCGGCGCCAGCATCCGCCAGCAGGCGCGGCACATGGAGCAGAACTACGATCTCGCCCTCGGGGTGCTCAACACCCTGGTGGCCAACGTGGTGGGGCCCGGCGGCATCGGCATCGAGCCCCAGCCGCGCAAGGCCGATGGCACCATCCATGACGACCTGTCGCGCGAGATCCTCGACCTGTTCAAGGACTGGGCGCGCAGCCCCGAGGTGACGCGCCAGCACGACTGGCCCAGCGCGCAGCGCATGCTCTGCCGCGCGTGGATGCGCGACGGCGAGGTGTTCAGCCAGTTGCTGCTGGGCGCCGTGCCGTTGCTGAGCCACAACACCCGCGTGCCGCTGTCGCTGGAAATGCTCGAAGCGGATTTCGTTCCCCTGGACATGCAGTCATCCCGCCCGCTGATCGAGCAGGGCGTGGAGCTCAACGGCTGGGGCGCCCCGGTGGCCTACCACGTCTACAAGCAGAACCCGCTGTCGGCATCGTCCCTGGTCGCGCTCGGTCAGACCAAGCGCATCGATGCGCGCAACATGCTGCATCTCGCGCACCGCAACCGCATCCGCCAGCTGCGCGGCGTGAGCATCTTCGCGAGCGTCATGCACCGCTTCGACGACCTCAAGGACTACGAGGAATCCGAGCGCATCGCCGCCAAGATCGCCGCCAGCATGGCTGCGTTCATCCGCAAGGGCAGCCCGGACCAGTACGAAGAGGCCGCCGACGGCTCGCCGCGCCAGCTCGCCATGCGCCCGGGCATGATCTTCGACGACCTCAAGCCCGGCGAAGAAATCGGCACCATCGACACCAGCCGTCCGAACCCCAACCTCGAGGCGTACCGCTCGAGTCAGCTCAAGGCCATCGCCGCCGGGTGCGGACCCACGTACAGCGCCATCGCCCGCACCTATGACGGCACCTACAGCGCGCAGCGCCAGGAGCTGGTCGAGGGCTGGAACATCTACGGCGTGCTCGCCAGCGAATTCATCGGGCGCATCGTGCGCCCGGTGTACGAGGCGTTCATCGCCATGGCCGTGGCGGGTGGCGAGCTGAAGCTTCCCGCCGGCGTGCGCCCCGACACCCTCACGGACGCCGAATACCTCGCCCCGCAGATGCCCTGGATCGACCCGGTCAAGGAAGTCACCGGCTGGGGCATGCTGGAAGACCGCGCCTACGCCAGCGGTCCCGAGATCGTGCGCCGCCGCGGCGGCAACCCGCTGGACGTCATCGAGCAGCAGGCCCGCTGGCTGCGCGCGAAGGAAGCGGCCGGCGTGCCGCCGGCCAATGCCGCCGCGCCCGCGTCCGCGCTGCCCGCGCCGGATCCGGATGAAGAGCCCGCCAAGCCTGTGCGCCGGGGTGCCGCGTGATTACCCGTTGCCGTTTCGCCGTGCCCGCGCGCCGCCGCGGCGCGCGTTTCCGTGTTCTCCTCGGGTGTGCTACCCGCCTTGCCCGCCGCGTGCGGGCCTTTTATTCGAGGCTGTCATGACGCTGGGCGAGAAACAGCGCGCACTGCTGCCGATGCTCGCGCAGCTCATCCGGTTCGCCTACGAGCGCGGCTACGAGCTCACGCTGGGCGATGCCTACCGCGACCCGCGCGTGCACGGCATCCACGGCGAGACGCGCAGCTACTCCGCGCCCTACAGCAACCACAAGATCCGCCTGGCCATCGACCTCAACCTGTTCCGCGACGGCGTGTACCTCACCCGCACCGAGGACTACCGGGAGCTCGGTGAATTCTGGGAAGGGCTCGGCGGCTCCTGGGGCGGACGTTTCAAGGACGGCAACCACTTTTCGCTGGAACACGAGGGCCGGCGCTGATCGACCCGCAACGCAATGCCGGCGGTGGCGGGTTCGGTTGGTCCCGAAACTCACCCCGCCAGTGCCCGGAACGCGAGGCCGGGCCCGCCGGCACCCTGACCCCTCGCACCTGGAGCACGACACGATGGGCACCGCGCAGTGGCGCAAAGCGCGCCGCACGTTCTGGAAGTGGCACATCTTCGCGCGGCACAGCGGCGCCACCCGCGCCGGCGCCGTGGAGACGGCCAAGCAGCAGGACGCCACCTACGAGAACGACGTCCTGCAGTGCAGCACCGACGGCGGCCAGACCTGGCACGACGCGCCCGACGTGCGCCTGCTGCCCGTGGTCGACGAGACCCGCGCCGCTACCGGCGAAGTGTGGGGCGACGAGTGACCGAACCGCTCGAGCTCCCGCTCACCGGCCTGAACGGCGCGCGGCGCAACTGGCGCAGGCTCGGCAACGAGTACCGCCGCCTACGCCACGAAATGCGCCCGCACTGGCGCCGCTACCGCGCCCGCCCGTGGGACGTGCATGCCCTGGTGAACCTGCCCGTCGAGGCCTGCGAGATCAGCCCTTACTGGGTCGGGCACGCCATCGTGTTCGCCCTGGCAGGCGCGTTCGGCGTGACGGTCCTCGCCGCGTGGTGGTGGTGGCCCTGGTGAACGCTGACGAGCTGGTCGAGCTGGTGCGCCGCGACGTGGAGCAATACGGGCCGCGCCCCTCGCGCGTGCGCCTGGACCCGATCCCGGACGGGTCGCTCGCGCTGCGCGGCTACCAGGATCCGGGCGACCCGAGCACCCCGCTCGACGACGAGCGCCGCGACTACGACGTGGTGGGCGTGGTGACCATTTCAGGCGAGGTCGCCGAGGTCCAGCTGACGAAGGGCGAGATCCCCGCCGCCGCCTGGCCCGACTTCGACGCCGCGCTGCACGCGCGCGGCGTGCGCGTGGCCCGCTGGACCCGACACCGCAAGGCCGGCCAGAACAAGCCGGTCGAGCGCCGAATTTTCCCGAGCTAGGAGCGCAAGTAATGGACCCCGCAACCGCAACCGCCGCGATCAAGCTGGGTGGCGAGATCGTCGAAGGGCTCGGCGACTTCATCCGCCGGCGCTTCCCCGACAAGAACGAGCAGGAAAAGGTGCGCGCCGAGATCGCCGCCATCGCCGAGAAATCGGCGCAAGCCTCGCTCGACAGCTTCCGGCAATTCGTCGTCGCCTACGAGGGATCGGGCGACAACGTCCACCCTGTCCTGCAATTCCTGCGCGGCAGCGTGCGCCCGGTGCTGACCTACTTCCTGGCCGGCGCCTACCTGTGGGTTTTCTTCCACCCCGGTACCTACGACAAAGGCATGGTCGAGGGCCTGTTCCAGCTGAACCTCATCAGCCTGGGCTTCTGGTTTGGCGAGCGCGCCGTGAGCCAGGTCGCGCAAGCGATCGGCGGCATGGTCGCGGCGCGCCGCGTAGGCACCGCACCGCGCGCCGCTAAGGATTCCGGCGAATGACCGAGCAACTGATCCTGATCGTGATCACCGCCATCGTGACCAGCGCCGGCTCGGCGATGGCAACCGTTGTCGGCCTGCGCGTGCACATCGACTACATCCGCACCGAACTCAAGGAGCACGCCGACGTGCACAGGGAGCATCGCGACGAGTTCAAGCGCGTGCATCGCCGCATCGACGAGGTGCACGACAAGCTGATCGACAAGGAATGCCGGCTCCCCGCCGGCGGGGTCCACCACCTATGAACGCGGTGCTCGCCAACGTCCTCGCGGTCATCTTCTGCGCCGCCGGCATGGGGCTGTGCCTGTTCTCGCTCATCGTCGCCCGCACCGAGCTCGAACAGCGCCGGGCGGGCGCCGCTCGAGGTAAGCGCCGCAACCGGCGCGGGCGCCCGCGCGCCGCGCCACAGGGGCGCGACACGAACACCGCAACGGAGCATGACAAATGACCATCGCAACCGACTTCGAGATCCAGAACGACAAGGACATCCGCTACATCGGTGCCGCACACGCGGCATCGGGTGCCGGGTACTACACCGTGCTGGAGCTGCACCGCTGGCTGCAAGACCTCGCCGATGACGCGAGCAGCGCCGGCGACGACTACATGGACATCACGCGGGACACCCCCTCTGACAAGTCGTTCGACACGATCATCAACCTGATCAACGGCTTCAACCTCGACGACACCAGTGCCGAGCACATCTACGGCGGCTCGATCATCCAGGCCGGCGGCGATGTGATCTACGATGGCGTGCAGGTCGTTGCCAACGCGGGCTGTCACGTCGAGATCGTGCAGAACGGCGCGATCATCACCAACGACTTCTGGAACAGCATTCCCTTCGGTGGCAGCGCCGAAGGCACGAGTCCCGACGCGGCGAACGGCATCAGCGCGCGCTTCATGGTGAAGGTGCGCACGGGCGGGGCCGACATCGACGGGCGCAAGCTCCTGTTCCAGACCCGCGAGTGGGGCAAGACCTACTCCGAGTTCAAGGTCAACGGAACCGGCCGCGGCGTGAACGTCGTGCCGCTCACCTACGCCGATGACCTGAACAACGCCACCCTGATCGCGACCATTGCGGCCATCGCCGATATCAGCAACACCGAAGGCTACCGCGCGATTGACGTCGACAACAGCGGCACGCCAGAGAACTACTACTCCGAGTGGGACAAAGGCGCCAACAGCATCAACTCGTTCTACGAGCGGATGAAGTGGCTGACTCGGCGCGGCTCTGCCAGCACGGTCTACGGCATCAACGGCGAACTGTTCCGGGGCATCACGCACGAGATCACCACCGACACGGCGTCGGGTACGTTCTCTGCCGTCGAGGCCGTGTCGTGGAGCGGCGGCACTGGGCGCATGCTGGCGATCAACAGCACCACCGCACCCACGAAGATGTGGATTCAGCTGCTCACCGGTGTCGCCCCGACCGACAACCAGGTCATCACCGGCGGCACGTCGGCTGCGACCTGCCAGGTGAACGTCACCGTCACCGAGCGTGCGCTGAGCTTTCCGTTCTGCGGCGTCTCGACCGGTTCGGCACTCATCGGCGGGTATGGCTTCGGCGTCCAGGCGCTGGACCTGAGCGCGAACGACAAGCTGTTCGACCTGACCAACACGCTGCGCCAGGCCCCCAACTACGTCACCTTCACCGTCGGCGGTGTGGTGTCCACCGAAGACTACGTGCTGGTCGCCCCCGAGGACAGCGGGGCCATCGACACCAACTTCTTCACGCTGGATGGGGCGCTGTCTGGTGCCGCAGTGACCTCGGTCGTCGTCAACGAGGCGATCCCGACGTGGCTGCCGGCCACCGGCACGATCCGCATCGCGCGCTCCACCGGTGCGTACACACGACATCCGTACAGCGCCTACAACACCGGCACCAAGACCTTCACGATCACGTCGCATGACTTCAGCAGCAACGGTGCGGCGAACGGGGCCAACTGCTTCCCGACGCCCATCGACAAGCTCGCGGGCGCGACCAGCGAGGCGTTCACCGGCATCTACCCCGGTTCGGATGTGAGCCTCTACATCCGCGTGCGCGATGGCGGGAGCACGCCGATCAAGTGCAGAGCTAATTTTTTGAGACGCTGCTGGCGCTCGCCGCCGCGCAGCCCACCAAGACGTTCACCATCACCGAGAGCGACCTACGGGGGATAGCTGGCCACACATTGAAGGTGCATGTCAACGAATGGGGCGATGTGGTGTATACCGCCGTCAAGTTGAGTGAGGAGGCATCGTCATGACCCCGCGCACCTGGGCGGCCAAAAAGGTGGAGAAGGCGTGGCAGAAACATCGAGGCGGTCTGCTGGACTTTACATCTGGCCTCGTCGTCAG